CTTGTATTAAACATGGTGCGAAGCTGATCTTTTAAAGAAGTAGGTGCCTCGATACCGCTATACAAAAGAACGTAACGATCATACTGCTGGGCATCTAGCTCAATGCCTTGGATCTGTCTTCGCGGCATACCCACCGCTACCTGCTGGCGCACCATCTCATCTGCAATAGGGTCATCCTTTACTGTAGACGTGTAGATAGGCGACATGATGTCGGGGCCAATACCGCCCTCTAATACAATGGGCTCGCCAAAGATGTTACGACGTGGTGGCAAATCGTCTGAATATCCGGGGATACGTGACTTAATGCGATCCAAGAATCCATACGTTGCGCTCATTTCTGGGCTTAGATAGCGCTCAATGTTTGCCACGCTTGCAGGGACAACCGATGCCGCCATGCGCTGTAAGTAAGATGTTAGCTTGTAGTTGCTGGACTCGGGATCAAGACTTGCTGAGAAGAAGGCATCAAAGAAGTCAGTAACACCTGACATATAAGTCTTGCTTGCCATGTTCTGAGCAACAGACAGTGCCGCCGCTGTAGCAATCTGTGCCGCTTCAGCCTCAGTTGTTTGCCCAATAATCTCAGTCACGTCAGCCGACAAGCCTAACAATGCGCCAACAGGATCAAGTCGGTTGTATGCGTAATACTTATCGCCAACTTTGATTGAGTAAGGTTGCCAGCCAGTAGCTCGCATGATGTTTCGCATCTTAGGGTTGGTTGGCCCTGCGCCTGTGATTGACCCACTCAGTACAAGATCAGCAGATACAGCCATCGCCATTGAGCCAGCGATCAACTTGCCCAATGCTAGGTCACGACGTACGCCACCTGCCGCAATCTCTTCTCTGAATGAGCTAGACAACGGGGCCAAAGGTGTACGCTCAAACGCATACGACATGACGTTAAGCGGTGTACGAACAAACGGCATGACCACGCGAGCGTATGGGATGTTATTCCGCACTTGCTCAACAGCCTTGCCAGTCTTGCCTAGTTGATTGGTAAAGGTCTGATAGCGTGACGCATCGACTGCCGCTTGCTTAATATTCTCAGGCGGGTTTTCGATGATCTCAATAACACGCTTTGCCGCCGCTTCATCACGCAAACCTTCGTTGAATGCCTGACGGTATGCCTGTGCGTACAGCTCCATGCGGTAGCCAACAGACTTGAAGTATTCATCACCAGCCGTTAGCAAGCGACCGGGGACACGTATCGCCTCGCCCATGAAGTCAGCAAAGCGACCAGCAGGACCAGCGATGTTAAGGTTCTCAGAAGTCACTGCGCGGAACTTTTCAGCCTCTACCTTTTGCATTGGGTCAGTAGGCTCGCCCGTCTTGAGTGCGTTCCATGCCAATCGGAAGCCGTCACGCGCACCATCTACCAAGCCCTTGAGCTGTGCGGATGTTTCACCCGGTGGGATGTTAGGACCGATAGCGCTTGCAATCTTGCGTTCGCCGACAGTCAAAGCCGCGACCATTGTGTTAGATAGGATGTTGACCATGTGAGTCGTAGGTGACGACAGCAGGCCGTTAATCCACACTTCGTATAGCTGATCTTTGGTAGTCGCCCGGTTTGCATCTTTAACAAAGCGCCCGATTTTCTCAGGGCTATCTAGCTCTGACAGCATAGCCGCCATGTCACGCGATACAGCTTCGCCGCCTGTAGTCTCTAGAGCCTCTTTAATGAGCCGCTCTTGCTCTCTCGAGCTTGATGCCACAACTCGGAATGACTGCAATGCACGACCAGCCTCAGCCGTCATGCCTGATACCTGCGACTGAATGGCTCGGTGCTGTGACATGGCCCTGCGGAATAGTGCAAGGTCCATCTCACTACCGTTCTTGGCCGCATTCGCCAGCTTTACAAGGTTCTCACCAGAAGCCACAAGGATCTTACGTGCCGCTAGAATCTGTTCTGCGTTAAATGCTTGGCCCTGACGACGTGCTAATAAGTCATCGACCGTCATGCCAAGGTCATCGGCTAACTTGGGCAACTCATCATTCGTAATCTTCTGGCGACGTGCTTCGTTAATGTTGGGCGCGTCAGCCTTAGCCACCTCATCAATGAGGGTTGATACATCCTCAGTCGTATTAAGGTTAGCTAGATTGATATTACGTGCGGCCTCGGGGTCTGCCTCGGTAGTGCCGGGCTTGAACTCAGGGACGCGGATTGTAGGCTGTACGGCTTCAGCCGCCTCATCAAACGGGATGTACTCTTGACCGGGCGGCATCACATCACGAGGGACTGGCATTCCACCCTTCATGGTAGCCATAGCCTCTTCGATCATCTGCTCAACTGGCTTGCCTTCTGCCTCAGCTACCTCTACAAGCGCCCTGCGGTTCTTTACAAGGCGAACACCTTGGATAAGGCCGTCAGCTACACCACCAAGCGCAAGCCCTTCTATGGCGTTTTTAAAGCGTCCCTCAGCGTCCGTATCTTCTGGGCCAGCCGCAAGGTATTCAGTGATTGGGTTCTCTAGTGCGGGCACCTCTTGGATGAGGTTAGATAGTCGCTCTTCCTGCGGATCAAAGACTGTAGCGTCAGCGATAGCACCTGCCGCCGCTGGAGCCGCAACACCTGTGACGCCAAGCGCCTTGATGCCACGCAATGCAGGGACAAAGCCCGTTAGAAACTGACTGATAGCACGTACACCCGCGCCCGTTACGGTACGAGGATCGGCTTCAATCTCAATATATTCGGGTTCAGCGCCGCTAATAGTGCCTAGCGGGATGATTGACTCCATCACACGAGCCGCTTCAGCAGTCGCATCAAGGAAGCCAGCAACAGCCTGACGTGGCGCTTCGATTGCTCCGCCAAAGATGTCTCTAAATGCGGGTAATGTTACCTCACGAGCAAAGCGTTCAGCCCTTGCAGGTATGGCCTCAAAAGGTGTCATTGGCTCTTGCTGTGCCTGAGCCTTCATCATAGCCCGATCATATGGCGATAGGTCTGCGCCTTGTCGCGCATCAAGCACCTTGCCAGTAGCGTCATCGTTCTCAAACGTTGGTACACGCATTGGTGGACGCGGCTCAGTAGTTAGAGCCATGGACTCAGCGGCTTCAGCCTCTTGGTTAGCAAGCATGAGGCCAGCCATTGGCAAAGCTATGCCATATTGACGCGATATCTCGATGATACGTGGATCAAAGACTACAAAGTTACTTGTGCCGCCTTCAGTCTTACGCGAGAAGCCATCGGCATACTTAATGCCTTTTATGCCAAGCTCTTTGGCTCGCTCAGTTGCTTGTTGCTGTGCTTCTTTGCCTGTGGCTTGAGCCGCCAACCGATAATACGCAAACTCACCTTTAGTGTTTTCATCAACACCCTCAAGTTTTAGCAGAGCATCTCGTATTTTTGGTGGCTGTTCTGCTACTGGCTTATCCCAATTGATAAGCTCATCCTGCCCTGCTTGAATTTCAACCTCATAAAGAAAGCCTTTTGGGACGCCAAACTTGTTATTCAATCTGCTATAGGCTTGCATAGCAGAATCAGTAACAGTGCCACCTTCCTCTTGGCCCTGTAAAACAACTAGAACATCATCAACGATTTCTTTGTTGTCTTTGTATTTTTTTAGGCGAGGGTCAAGATCCATTGCATTGGTAATTGATTCCCTTAGCCCGCCTACTTCTGGCAATACTTCATATGAGGCAGATCCAATCTCTCCTGCTAGAATTTTGTTATGAACTGGATTATCTGGGTCAGCAGTCATTATCTGACCTGTTTCTTTGTTCTTTATCCTGACATGGCCTTTAGCAATATTTTCAGCGTCAGATATAAGTTTATTAATACCTTCTCGTGGATCATGCTGATATTTAAGAGCGTCTCTATATCCGCGAGCAACATCTTCCGACTCAGCAAAGTACAAGCCATAGCCATAGGCTTGAGCGCCTTCGCCTGTGCCAATCTTTTCTATATCAAACTGCTCAAACTCATGAGGTGTACCGTGATAAGCCTTGAAGCCTGACTTGGGAGTTTCTGGGCCAGCCTTAGCAACACCCTCTGCAACAGCAGTGATTACTTTGCTAACCATTATTGTCCTCTCTTAATATCAGCCATCATGTTCTGGAAGTTCCTAATGCGGACTAAATACTGCTGTAGCTCTTGCTCTTTTTCATTGTATTCAGACGCATCCATAGTTGCGACTTGGCCCTCTAGCTTTTCAAGCGCCTTATTTATATCGGCCTCGCTAGTGAACTGAGGTGGAATGTCGTTGATATCTAGCAACTGCTCCGCGACAGCGGCAGGATCTTCGCCAGCCAGTACCTTCTCATCAAAGGCCAGCATCAAGTCAGCCGCACGTTCCTTTGTACCTGCGCCAGTAAAGCGTCCAGTGATCGGGTCAACAATGCCCACGTTCGTACTGACATACTTGCGATAGCGCGTAGCCTTTGGCGTGTTCAGGATAGGCTCTTCGTCCAATGTAGTCAGCAGTGATTGCGCCCTAGATCCGGTCAGCCGGGTGCCAGTGTTGGCAATGATCAAGTTACGTGCCGCTTCTGGGTTCTGATACATCTGCGTCTGGATGTCATAGATCAGATCAAAGTCATCAATACCTTGACCGCGAGTGTTCATTACGTTGGTCAGTGTAGTCAGTTGTGACTGCGTGAGATTGCCAGCCATAGCAGTGCGTGTAATGTCGCCCACGTCTGTCTCGCCGTTAATGATGCCAACGTACAGGCTAGTGAAGTTCTCGCCTTGACGGGCCTTCAGTGCATCCTCAGCTTGCTTCTCTTGGATGTTGGTCAGTGATATGTACTCATTCAAGTCGGCACGTAGAACATCTGCAAGATTTTCCTGCTGTTCAAGCGTGAAGTCACTAACAGGTGTCTCAGCTACCGCATTAATAAACTCGACCGCCGCATACGCGCCACGATTCTTGATAATGGCTTGCAGTCCACCTCGGGCCTTCTCGCCTTCGGTAGCCACAATAAGATTCTGCTTTGCAGTCTCAGCCGCCGCTGGGGTCATTGTCCCAGCTTCAACACGCGCATCGAAAGTTGCAAACGCATTCATACGCCCAATCAATGCCGACTCATCATCACCAATACGTGCGGCCTTTAGTGCCGCCTCGGTTGCTGTTTGACCAGAGCGAATGAGTGTGTCGTCCGCGTTCTTGAGGTTCTTCGCTGTCTGCGCTTGATGTACCTGCGACCGCGCACTAGAGATCATCTGATCCATTGATTGGTCGATCAGTGGTCGGAACTCTTCAGCTATGTTTTGGGTGACGCCGTTGCGATAGGCAGTGACAGCCTCATCAAACGCCTCGATGTCATCCGGGTTATCAGTCAGCAATCGGTTAATGTTTTCTCGTGCATCGTTATCAACGCCAGCAACATACGCCTTTGACAGTGCATTGTTGTACGCCTGATCGAATATAGATATCTGCGACAGAAAGCCTTTCTGCGTCTCGATGATCTCGCCTTTCTCTGCCGCTTGTTGCCCAGCCGCAAGACCAGCCTGCATACCTCTGCGCTCTTGAATGCCAGCACCGACTTCATACGCAAGACCACCGACCTGTTCAGCCAAGCCAGAGAGAGCCTGCAAGCGTTTAGCCTGAGACGTATCTACACCTGTTGGCGTAAACCTGCCGTAGTATTCAATGCGCTTCTGAGCCATGCCTTTACTCCGTAGGCGTCTGTGAAAGCTGTCCCGCTCTCACTCCAGATTGCAACAAAGTGCTTGCCGCCGCTAATCCTGCCGTTTGTGTTGCTTGTTTTGCTTGGCGCTCTAATGACGCCCTTCGTAGCTTCTCCGACAAGTCGATGGTCATCTCGCTAAGACCTGCTTGTCGTGCGCTTTCCAAGGCCAGACTTGCTGGCGTACCTTCCCCACTAATTCCTGCGGTTGAGAGTGCCGCGACGTTAGCCGCCAATGCCCGGTTTAGTTCCTGCCGACGCTGTAGCTCCTGACTCTGTGCCGCTAATTCTTCCTGCTTGGCTTGCTCTTTCAGTGCCACCTTCTGTGCTTTACCAGCTTGCACCTGCCCGTAGGCTGATACGCCTCCAGACACGGCAGTCATAATCGCCAATATAGTAAACGGGTCCATCTAGTTACCCTCAACTTCGTATTCAATCATCTGTATGTGCATGGGTGTAGGATCAGGACACGTAATCGTCGGTATGACCTCTCTACCCCAGCCGTTAATATCGTAAACATCCTCTATTATGCCACTTGTGGGGACAATAGACTCGTTGGTTAGTGGTGACGTGATACCTGCCTCGCCAAACGAGCGAATAGGCACAGGGATACCGTCGATATAGATACCGGAAGACTCGTATACACGCAGGTTCATGCGGACAATCTTCTTCAGCCGCATCTGATTCTGACCTGATCCGATGTTGGTATTCAGTGGCATCGGCTTGATCGTAGGAACAAACGGCAAGCCAACCTCATATGTGGTTAGCGAGTATTGTTCGCTGGCATCAAGCGTGATCTGCCCACTAGCTACTGTGTAAGACGACAGCACATAGCCCTCGTTCTTGTCCAAATAGCCTTCTCGCGTAATAGCCTTGACCGATTCGCCGTCCAAATGGTCCAGCCCGTCGATAACGCCAGCCACTTGTGCGCTCTTGATCGAGCAATCCATGAGATAGGTGAAGTCCCAGCGCTCAATGAACAGTTTTGCCACGCTGTTTACAGTGCGCTCAACCGTCATAAACAGTTGATCATCTACAACGCAAACGCTCTTGATGTTGCCGCTTGTACTCCAGCTAGTGAAGCCGTTGATGTCTTGGCTTCTTAGAGTGTTAAGAATGGCCGCTGTACCGTCACTATTTACAATAAATAGCCAGTTAGCGTCGTCACTCGCAGTACCCGCTAGGAGCGCCATATCGACCGGCTGATTGATCAAATGTGAGGCCAGTACCGACCTATCGTCTGTGGTGTAAGCGTCCTCGTTGAACGAATACAGGAAGCTCAGGAGCGATTTACCAAAGCGGTCTACAAATATGGTCGAGCCATCCACATCTTGGACCTCAACACTGTTTGCACCGTGTGAAGTTTGTGGCTGAATGTTAATACTGGACGGGGTGACGGGTCTGCTGGTTACTGCAAACTCCGCGCCAGACGTAAAGATTTGCAAGTTACGACCGGGATATACGTCAACAATGTCATTGAGCTTGCGTGAAGAGATAGTGGCAAAGATCGCCTCATCGTCATCGCCGTCATCAATGTCAAAGTCAAAGAATGCGCCCGTCTTAGACATGAAGATCGACTGAGGCTTGGACTGAGTGCCGCCAAGTACCAACCGGCCTTCATAGAAACACGCGCTGATAGGATATCCACGGGTAGCAGACCAGACATCTTCTTTTCTGGGTGTACCGTTGGCGGTCTTTACAAACGAAACCGTATTACTTGCATTGCCCTCAGTGAAGTACCCAGAAAACAACTCGAAGTTTTTTGTCGATTCGCCCGATATTGTGATTGTGTACTGCAATGCGCCTGTTCTTGCTACGGCCACACCCGTCTCGCCAAAGACTGGCATCTCTTGCAGATTCTTTTGGATGTTGAAAACAGTTGAGGCTTGCTCATCTGCTGTACTATCACCCGCAAATGTAATGTTTTTGGACTGGATTGACTCGATATCGACTTGGAATCTGTCACCTTTTGCCAAACTACCGCCGCCTAATGTCAGCACTTGCACGTCATTCACGGGGGTTGGGCTTTGTGCATCGTCAAAATCGTACTGCGGGACGTTAATAAACGGGATATTGTCGATAACCCAATCCGCATCCGTGCCAAGATTCACCAAACGAATAGGCTCGAAGTTGCCAAATACCAGCATGACGTTCTCGATCTGCGCTGTACGCACAGTTGATACGTCAACACTAGAGTCATAAGTCGGCTTGATGTCTGCGACTCGCGTGGTCTGGATGTTCACGCCCACAAGCTGAGAGCGGAAGATAGCAATATTGTCCCGCGTGAACTCGATCAGGTAATGCCGATCATCCTCAACACTGAAATCTTCTAGCTTACAATCACTATCAACGCCGGTTTCTTGGATTAGCTGGAATCCTGCCGCCGTGATTGTTGCCGACCCCAAATCAGTCGTTCCAACACGGACCAGACGCCAATAGCGAGCATATATACCAATCTTGATACGGAAGTCCTGTGGACTTGTGCCGATCAATGGGACATTACCAGCGTCGGTATATGTCACATCGTCAGCGGAATACTGAACTTTGAACTCAGTTGAAGTGCCAGACGACAAGCTGATCTGTCGGATATCAATAAACTCAATCTCAGCTATGTTGGTTGCGCCTTTATCAGCCTTGACTACGACGTAATCATTGGTCGTGCCAATCGCTACCGTGGTTGACGTAGTTGTTGCGTCATTGCCATACAGTACCGACGCAGTGCCACCGTTTGGCATGGTTCCCGTGTAGGGAAAAGACACTAAGTTGCGTGTGGTCTCAGCGATAAACTCAGTGCCGGGACGACGACGCAAGCCACCTTGAGGGACAATCACAACATTACTAGCCGTCTCAGCCGCTTGATAATACTGGTTGATATCAATACGGCCTTTCAACAGTGGCGATAATTCACCGCTTACAAAGTTAGACTGTATATAGCGAGTCTTAGCCATTGCGCGTCACTTTTACAAAGAAGTCATCGGTCTGAAGAGTACAGTTTTTATCTGCTATCGCTTTAAATTGTGCAGGAGACGTTCTCGTATCTTCATCCCTTATGGGAAAGGAAGTGTATCGAGTAGCTTCAAACAGGCCAGCAAATTGGAAATTTTGTGTAGTAATAAACGGTACTTTATACTGAGCGCCACCAGAGCCAAGAAACAAATCCAATTCTATTTCGGTGTTGTTGTTGGTAGTTGTAGGTTGAACAATAATCCTCATTTCAACAGCATCGCCTACTGCTAACTCGCTAAAATCAAACGAGCTTGTCCCCGCATTCCACAAATTGGTCACGCCCAATGGAAGATAGGCGTTAGTGGTATTTGTTCCTAGCGCATCATTGGGGATTACAGTTAACACACCCGCAGCCAAGGTCGTCGTTGTAACCCTCGAATCTTCGTAAATAGCATATCCCGCGCTAGTAATACCGCTTCTAGCTATTGTCACAGACTTTTTACTGACAGCCGTTACCACGACCGTGTAAACAAGCGTTGTGTTTATGATATGAATTAGATCATTAACTTGTAATTTTGTAGACGCTTCGCTGAAATAATTTGCCGAAGTGACAGTCGCTTGAGAGTCATTAGTGTAATAGGTGTAAATCCTTGGTGCTGGAGACGACCCGCCAATATGAGACAGTGTTTCATTGGTGAAAGCCATTAGAACCTCACATTAGTGAACGGGTTGCTTCGTAGTTGCTCCGTTGGGTACTGCTGAGAGTCCGTGAATCGCGCCATACGGGACGCATTCACATAAGCCGCCGCCATCTCACCCCTAGCCGCAGAGCTATCCCTAATGCTTGCCGCGAAGTCCATAGCCAATGCGTACTCGATCATCTTTGCGAAGTACACAGGCCACTCATCTTCAGTGACGTTTGCAATGTAGTCAGCGTATAGGGCTTGGGTAGAGTTGCTGTATACCTTGTCACCATATATCTGATAGTTGGAATCAGGGGTAACAGTGA